GAAACAAAAAGAAAAATGAAAGAACTTGAAGAATTACAAAATAAAGATAAGAAAAAAAGTAAATCAAAGAAAGGTAATGCCTTTATGAAGTTTCTTGGAATAGAACATAGTGAATCAAATCCAGATGTTCTCAAAGGAAAACAATAGTCACTGGCGAACTGGTAGTAGTCAATGCGTGAATTATTTACAATTATTGGTAAGTTTATATTATTCGTACTCATAATACTTTTTGGTCTAAATGTTCTGTTCTGTACCGCAGAAGAGATTACAACAGGAAACCTATTACCAAATGGTACAAACAACGCCAGTAATTATCAATCTGTTGATAGTACAGTACCTAATGTAACAACTAATGGTTTTAATGTAGAAGGTAATATAAGAGATTGGGGTCAAGAGTTAGAAACCACAGGTACAGGAAGTATAAACTATACTGGTTCATTAATTGATATAACAACAGGTGATGATACTACTACACAAGAAAAATTAGACAATGGTGTAACTTTAAACTCTACAACTGTAGTACAGAACTGTGAGTTCGTAGGCTCTACTTGGCAGTGTGGTCAGGCTACACAAGGTCAAGACACATATACAACAACTGTAAAAATATTAGATGAGGATGGTAATGTTCTCGCCACAGTAAATCAAACTAGAAACAATGATGCTGGATATTATAACAATGCTTTTAAGTATGAAGATTCTGTAACATATTCTGGAACAGGTAGTAATCAATTTTATTGGGAATGGGAAGGTGTAGATGAAGGTTATGATTCATATGGTACAAGTCTTGGTGGCCCAAACTTATTAGGTGCGAAACTATCTATGACTTATGATAATTATGTACAACCACCAATAGAGGATGAAGTTATAGAGGAAATAGAAGAAGTAATAGAAGAGTTTGAAGAGTGGGAAGAAAAATATAAAGAACCAGAGTTTGAACAAATAGAATTCAAAGAGGTACAATTTGAAGAATTTGAAACGATAGTAATTGAAGAAGAACCTGAACTTGAAGCGATGGAAACCGCTCAAGAATTAGAAGAAGAATTTGAGGAAATGGAAATATTACAGGTACTCGGGCCCGCACCAAAACTAGAGACACTCGAAGAACCAAAAGAAGAAGTTAACAGTACACCAGTTGTTACAGAATTAGAAGAAGAATTTGAAGAATTTTTAGCACCAGAACCTCAAAAAACTGAAACAACAGCAATGGAAGAAGAAGAACCAACAGCGATGGAAGAAGAACCTACTGAAGAAACAATGACAATGAAAGAAGAAGAAGAACCTACACCAATCGCAAGTTCAAATAAAACTACAACTATGGAAGAAGAACCACAGGGTGAGTCTACAACAGTCGCAAAAGAGGAAGAACCAGAACCAGAGGAAACACCTACAGAAACAGAAGAAACTATGGAAACATCAGAAGTGTCTGAAGAAGAATCAAGTACTGTAGTCGCGAAAGAAGAATCAAGTGAAGAAGAATCTACATCAGAGGAAACAGAGGAAGAAACAGTTGAAGAAGAAGGAACTGAAGAAACAACCGCTAAAACTGAAGATTCAGATACCACAGTCGAAGATGAGGATAGTGGAACAAAAACTATAAAAGTAGACGCCTCTAAAATTGAAGAGAAAATTAAAGAAGTTACAAAAGATGTGGGAAAACAATTACAAGCGACAAATATTATTCTTTCACAAATTATGGTTCAATCCCAAGTTGATATATCAAAACAATATGGAAATGTAAATAAACAAATGTTTGATACGAGAGAGATTTACAAAAACCAACAAGAGTTTTATAAAGAAGATAACGAAATGTTAACTCAATATGCGTTTGGTATATATGAAAATCAACAACAAAAAATTATACAAATTAATGGTAATGACCCAGTATTGAAATTTCAGACTGACTTAAACAACGCTATAAATACAAGAAAGAAACTCGAAAGAGAATTGTGGATTTTACAAAATTCACAGAGTAGGAGATAATAATGGATAACATTATAGAAATGTTAAAAAAATACGCTATGGTAATAGGACTAGTAACTACACTTGGTGGTGGTTTTTATGCATATGGTGTATTTGAAAACAGAATTGCACAACTAGAAAAAAGTTCAGGCAGTGATGCAGTTGAAAAACTTGATGCCAGAGTAGTTGAATTAGAAGGACAGAACAAAGTGTTGAATAAAACCATTGAGGTTCTCAATGCACAGATGAACGAACTTAAACTTGTTGTAAACAATCCTTTAGGTGGCTAAAACACTACTAATTTTCCAATAAATAGGTCATTTTCTGTGCTTTTAAACAGCTTGTCTACCTAAATACTACTAAGATAGCAAAAACCTTGACAAAGGCCTTACAATGTGTTATCATATTATAGTAAGGTTAAAAGGAGAAGACTATGAGCATTCACTTAGAAGTAGAAGAGTTGATTGAAGGTTATTTACATACACACGAGATTGACGCAGAATGGGACTATGAGGAACAAGAACTAATTATCCCAGATGATACTGATAATACCGAGAAACACGCACAAACAATTGCAGATATGTTAGAGAAGTCTGAACTTGTGCCGGGCGGTAAATCTTATTATCATGAAGGAACTGATTCTGAGAAACAACCTGTTTATAAAATAGGTATGTTCAGACTCGATTCTTAATGAAATATTTTACATTAATGTTGATAATTTTTATGTTAGGTGGTTTACCATCAAAGATAAGGATACCTTTACCATGGGATAACCCATACTTACACAAAACTCCCAGCGACAATATATGGGTGCAAATGAAGGAGAAAACAAATGGAAAGAGAGGACATCAAGAAAATGGATGTAACTGCTCTGGAAAAAATACTCCTTGAAGTTTTAGATAATATTTCCGCTAGAAAATATCAAAAAGGAGAAAAGTCAGCAATGGATGATAAAAACTTGCTGGCCTGTTTCACAGATTTATTTGACCAGTCTAAAGAACTGGAAAATTATATGAGAACTAATTTTGAGAAAGACAAACACATTATTGGAATACTAATTGATTACAAAAGACCTTTCGAAGATGGTTTATTATCTGATATTAAGAAATTAATAAATTTAAAAAAATTAGAGATAGATACCACACAAGAAGAAAGATATATTGAACGCACTTTTCACACTATACTAGATAACTTTCAAAAATTAAATATGTATATTTACAACAAGTATAAACAAGATGGTGAAATGAGGGCAGTATTAACAAACATATTAATGCGTATAGAAGATTTATGTGAACACTATTATTGGGTAAGAATAAAAGAAAGACAAGAGAAAGATTTAGAGAAGCATTAAAAGCCCTATAAACATTAAGCAAAATAGGCTATTGACATTCTTCTCAAATAGTGTAATATATTATATATGAAAAATAATAAAATAGATAATGACGCATTTACAATCTTCGTGAGAAACGGAAATGTAGATGGTGCTCTAAGAATACTAAAGAAGAAAATACAAAAGGATGGGATTCTTTTTGAACTAAGAAAGAAAGAATTCTATACCAAACCAAGTGAACAGCGTAGACAAAAGAAAGCCGCTGCCATCGCAAGAAATAGTAAGAAACAAAACAAAAGAGTTATTTCAAAAGGTGCGAAAAAGTAAAACTTGACAATAGTTAAGTTTTATGTTATATTTTAGATATGATTTTAGTTGATATGAATCAAGTGAGTTTATCTTCACTAATGATACAAATTGGAAATAGTAAAGATAAAGAAGTAAGTATAGATTTGGTAAGACATATTATACTTAATTCACTTCGTTCATATCGTTCAAAGTTTTCTGAAGAAAATGGAGAACTTGTACTTTGTTATGATAGTAGAAACTACTGGAGAAAAAAGTTTTTTCCTCAATACAAACAACATAGGAAAAAGAGTAGAGAATCAAGTGGTTTCGATTGGAACAGTATTTTCAACGCATTAAATCAAATCAAAGAAGAATTGATAGAGAATTTTCCTTATAAAGTGTTAGAAGTAACTGGCGCAGAGGCAGATGATATTATCGCAACACTTTGTGAAAAGTTTAATGATTCAGAAAATATTATGATTGTATCGGGAGATAAAGACTTCATTCAATTACAAAAATATGAAAAAGTAAAACAATGGAGCCCATCTACAAAGAAGCTTTTAAATGGTATTGACCCCGCTCTTTATCTAAAAGAACATATATTAAAGGGTGATAGGGGAGATGGTATTCCAAATGTATTATCTAAAGATGATACCTTTGAGAATGGATTTAGACAAAAACCATTGACTAAGAAAAAACTTCAAACATGGTTAGAACATGACTTTTTAGATGTGGCGCCTAATGAAGAAGTAAAAAGAAATTATCAGAGAAATCAAACTTTAGTTGACTTTTCTAAAATACCTGTTATAATTAAAGAAGATATTATGAACAAATGGAATAATACTACACCAAAAGGTGATAGAACAAACCTTATAAATTATTTTATAAATAATAAATTAAAGGAACTTGTTGATAATTTAGGAGATTTTTAAAAATGGAAAATACATATACCCCAATGTTTCATGAAATATTAGACATGGTACATAAGGTAAAAACAAAATCAGATAAGGTTCGTGTACTATCACAATACAATAGTGATGGATTAAGATGGGTACTTCGTTCGGGTCTTGACCCAGCGGTTAAATGGTTATTACCACAAGGTAGACCACCATTTATTGCAAATGACGCCCCAGATGGAACAGAACACACAAGATTAGCGAGAGAATATAGAACTCTTGACAATTATATTTCAGTTAATGGTGTACCTGCGAAACCAGATTTAAATCAGAATCGTAGGGAAACATTATTCATTCAATTACTTGAAGGATTAAGTATTGGAGAAGCAGAACTCATAATTGCTTGTAAGGATAGAAATCTTGCGAAGATTTATAAAGGTATGTCAGTCAATGTCGCCAAAGAGGCGTTCAGATGGGATGACAACTTTATGTTAATAAAATAATTAAACTAGGCTGAATGTTTAAGCGACAAAACATTAGTTTAGTATAAAACAAAATATATTGAAGTCGCAGGAGATTACATTATGGGAAGAAAAGCTATTACAAGAACACAAAAATTCTTGAATGCACTTCTAAGAGGAGAATCTGTTTCTTGGACAGCCGTTCAAAAAACTTATGGATTCAAATCACCTAGAACTGTCGTAGATGGTTTTAGAAAAAGAGGGTTTTGTGTTTACGCAAACAAAAAAGCAGATGGAACTTATTATAGAATAGGTACTCCAAGTGCTGACATTGTAAAAGCAGGACTCGCTTCAGTTTACGCATTGTAAACTGACACTATCGATAGTGGGGGTCTACAGTACCCCCCCTAAACTTTTATATTTGAGAGGTTATATTATGAAAAGACAAAAACAAAGTTCAAAAGAAGAATACTTAAAAAAATACGACCAGAATATGAAAAGTGGAATACCAGCACTTAAAACAGGAATGTTTTATTATATGTTAATAGGACTAATTTTATTAACAATGATGGTGATGTCAACATGAAAACATTAGAACATTTATCGTTTCAACAAATCTGGGATTTTGTAAATTCATTTCAAGTCCTAAGAGAAAATAGAAATATGAACAAATGGGAAACTGCTCTATCAATGTATCATCATGCACATTTTACTGCAAACAGAAATGTTGAACTAAAAGATGAAACTTACTTACAACAACTTACTGAACTTGTTTATGAAAACATGGTTCACCTACAACCAAACTCCTAATAAATAATCACATGATTAGAATAACTGGTTGCGATAATCATATCAGAGAAAAAATTAGACTTGCCAGTGAATGGTATCTAAAACATTTACTTCAAAAAAGAACCAGAGAAAAATTAAAAATCTACATTCACATTAAAAGAGGACTTGCGACAACAGAAAAGGTAGACGCAGAATGTATTTGGAATGAAGATATAGAAACTCCACGACCTAAAAACTTTATAATTCACATTGATGATAAACTTACACTCAGACAAAAACTATTGGCGCTCGCACACGAGATGGTACACTTAAAACAATGGGCGACTGGTGAAATGTACGAGTATGTAAGAAAACCTCATTTATATAGATGGAGAGGTGATGTGATAGATACAAGAAAGAAACATTATTATGAGCTTGCCTGGGAAGTCGAAGCGCATGGTAGAGAACTAGGAATGTTTATAAGAATGTGTGAACATTATAAGTGGGGTAAAGAGGAATGGACACAAGAAAAAGATATCAACAGTCTTATTAAAGTACTCAAAAAATATGAGAAAAAGTTTGATGAGAATGGTAATATCATTCAAAGACCCCTTGACAAATAGTATACAATGAGTTATACTATTTAAGAATTATGAATATATTTTATTTACATGAAAACCCAAAGATTTGTGCTGAGATGCATTTAGATAAACACGCTTCGAAGATGTGTATTGAGTATGCTCAGTTGTTAAGTACCGCACATAGAGTACTTGATGGTACTGAATATTATGGTAAAACTAAAACTGGTAGAAAGGCGAAAAGATACAAACTATCTAATAAAATTTTTGATGATACTTTATATCTCGCAAGTCATATCAATCATCCTTGTGGTCAATGGGTAAGAGAATCTAAAAGAAACTATAATTGGTTATATCAACTTTGGATTCATTTAGGTGATGAGTTTAAAAAAAGATATAGTGGTAAAGAACATTCAAGTCTAACACAATTAAAATCTTTTCTAAGATTTACACCCAAGAATATGTCAGATGGTATATTTACTGAACCACCACAAGCGATGCCAGAAGATGTAAAGGTAAATGGTAATAGTATTCAGGCGTATAGAAATTATTATATATATTACAAAAGAGGTTTTGCGACATGGAACAAAACTCAAATACCACAATGGTATAAGGAAGCGATGTAATGCCAACATATTTATTTTTAGATGATAACACAGGTGAAGTAACCGAAGAGTTCATGATGATTTCAGAAATGGAAAAATACTTGAAGGATAATAAACACATCAGTTTAATGCCAGCGGCGCCAGCGATTGTTGGTGGAGTTGGAGAGACCGATAGTAAAATTGATACTGGTATGAAAGAAGTTTTTCAAAAGATTGCAGAGAAACATCCAACCTCACCACTTGCTGACAGATATGGTAATAATGAAAAAGTTTCAAGAAAGAAATCAAGAGAAATAGTTAATAAACATAGGAAAAACAAAATATAAATAATAATGATACTAGTTAGATACTTCAGCACCATCTGGAAATATACCATATAAAAAGATGTGCAAGCTGATGAAGTCAATCAACTAATGTATCAAAAGGGGTTCTTTCGAGAACCCTTTTCACTATGGGATAGATTATGGCAACTAAAAAGAACAAAGAAATAACTGAAGAACATCTAATCAAAATCAAACCAATTACAGATAATCAAAAGATTGCTGTGAAGGCGTATAAAGATGGTAAAAATCTTTTTCAATATGGTGCGGCTGGAACTGGTAAAACTTTCTTATCATTATATCTCGCATTACAAGATGTGTTAGATTTGAAAACACCATACCATAGAGTTTGTATTGT